GCGTTGCGAGGTGTAATCGTTGAGCGCATAGGCAAGGTTGCTCCCATCACCAGACACAGTGCCGCTAATCGGCGCGTAAAGTATACGCGCGTGATTTAGCGGCTCATTGGTGCCGACTGTATAATTGGCGGTTGAAATAGTCATTTAAGAACCCGCCATGTTCTGCCAATTAGTGCCATCGCACATTAGAAGAACCCATGTGCCAGCCGTTGCTGGCAATATGACATTTGTAGGCGATGCAGTTGCACTTGTGCGAGGGACTATATTAGAAGTCGCTGAGTTCACAGCACCAGCAGTACCAGTAACGCCATAATTTCTTACCCAAAGATGCCTGCCGATGCTAGTCGCTGCATCTGGAAGGGTAAGCGTAATCGTTGAAGTTGAAACCACAATAATGGAAGCAGTGGTAATAGGCACAACATAATTGGCAGTAATACCTACTGGAACCGAAGTCGCAAAAGAGCCATTCACTTGGAATTTCGCTACAGGTGTTGATGTGCCAACGCCAACACGATCCGTTGATGCATCGGTAAAAAGAAGAACTGGATCACCGACACCTTCGAATCGAGCATCTTTATCAGCCCCAGCATCGTTGTGAACGAAAGCCCCGGATACGCCAATATCCGGCACGTTCTGAAAGAATTCCGCGCGAGTCTGTTTCTTCGTCTCCGGGACGTTCGTGTCTACCACCACATAGACATCATCCGTTGCGGTGTTGGCCCCGCTAAGAGCCGCTAGGGCGCTAATCTTGACATCAGCCATCAGGCTATTACTCCGCGAATCTGCCCGCCATTACGCTGCGTGCTATTGAGTTGGTCGATGAATTGCCTTGCGAACTTTTCGCCAAAGCCCATCGGGTCATTCATGAGCGTGAAGGAGAACGTCGTAGTGGGTGTTGCTGCGGCTGGGCCTCCGCCGCCCCCACCACCACCACCACCGCCCATGCGGCTACCGCCACCACCACCTCCTCCGCCTCCACCACCGCCGCCCCCCTCGGAGACGCCCTTGATGGCGGCGACTGCGCTCATGCCTTTGGCGAAGACGGTAGCATAGGCAGCGAACTTTGAAGCAGGATCAACCAATAGAGGATTCTTCATCGCATCAACTGCGGCCTGAATTGTCGCTACGATTGCCTGCGCGGCAGCAAATACCTTGGATATCTTGAGCATCTTCTTTCCGCCGCTCTGGAATGCAGCCGCCATTGAGCCTAAGCCAGAACCAAGGTCAGACAATTGCTGGCTGATAGAAGCCTGCTGAATGGTCGAGAGTGCTGTAGCGTGCTCGCTCGCTAGCTTCTGCGAAAGATCATAATACTCTTGCTCAGAAAGCAGCTTGTTCGCGAGTGCGTTGTCGAGCACTTCTTGATTGAGCGTATATTCTTCCGCAAGAATTTCACGTTCGGTGCTGAACTGTTCGCGGATTTGCTCAAGCCGATCAATGAAGAACGGATCTTCCTCGCGGTAGATTCCCGGCTCGCGCATTTTGTCGGCGTCGGTCTGGGTGTCAGGAAGCCTTGGTGCCTTAGTTTTTTGATCGGGTCGAGTATCTTCACCCAATGGTAGATCGCCACCATAAACGTCGAGTTCTACCGGCTTTGGTTCAATCAATCCAAGGTAACGCAGAGCTTCCGTAATACCTTCTATCTCTCGCTTCGTGTTGGCAAATGAAGGCCCCCACTCATCAAGAAATGAGGCTGTGTTACTGATGAAATCTCTAAAAGGCGAGCCGACCTTAATCAGCTCAAGAAAAGCCTCTGTCAAATCAATCATAGCCGGGAGAGCGTCTGCTACGACTTGTTGAGCAAGCCCATCTAGAGCCGATTGCAAACGGGTAAGATTGTCGTTGAATTGCTCTGCGGCCCTTGCGGCGTCTTCCGATATTACAACGCCAAGGCTCTCTGCTTCGCGTGACATCTCCGAGAGGCCCTTGCGGCCTGCGTTGAGCATCGGAATAAGGCTAGTTCCGGAGCGGCCAAAGATATTCATGGCAATGGCAGTCTTGCCAGCGCCGTCTTCCATGGCAGCAAAGGATTCCGCCACCTCTAGCAGAACCTCATTGCTAGAACGCAGATTGCCACTTGCATCTGTTGCACTGATGCCAAGTGCCGTCAGACCGGCACTGCCCGCTTCCATGTTTTTGGAAAGCTGTTGCATGCCGATTTGCAATTCGCCAAGAGAAACGTCGGAGAGCTTGGCCGCATAGGCGAGAGCGGATAGGGATTCGGTTGATGTGCCAACCTTCTGCGCCATCTTGCCGATGTCATCGGCGTAATTGATAGCCGCACGACCCGCTGCAATAAACACGCCAGCAGAAAGAGCACCGGCAAGAGCAGCAGCCGCACCCTTTGCAAATCCAGAGATAGCACCTTGAGCCTTGCCAATGCCACGCTCAAGGTTGCTTGTGTCTGCGCTGAACTTAACTTCGATGCCGCTAACTTGAGCCATGCAATAGTTCCTTCAATTCCTCAACATCGGCCCTAGTTAATTTTCCGGCGTATTTCTCTTTAGCATCTTGAGGAGATTTCAATTCGTATTCTAGCCACCATTCTGGAATGGTCATCTCCCAAAATTCGCTCGGCTGAATACCCCATTGCCTCGCCCAAAGATACATTCCATTCCAGTCTAGTTGTCCGTGTTCTCCATCGCCCTCGCCTCCGACTGGCTCTCGGTCTGGGCGTCGTTGTTTTTTGGGTTAGTCTCCGAAGGAGAGAACGCCATCAGGACAAGAGAGATCAGATTAGTGACTTGATCCTGCTTGCCACCGATCAACTCGCCATAGACCTCCTCTTCCTGGACCTTGCATCCGGCTGCGCCAAGCATCCTCGCCAAGACAAATGCAATGTGCGAGATCGGCGGTCGGCCTTGCGATGTCCGCACCGCAATGTCGGTGAATGAAATATCCGCCATTTCGATGGAGCGCATGAGTTTCATGGAGGGGACGAACTTGTAGTCCTTCCCCTTCCAGTTGATTGTAAGCTCGCGAAAGACAGCCATTACGAAGCCGTGAAGGTGATAGTGCCGGAGGACTGAATGGACGCCGTGAAGGTCGTGGCATCGGCCTGTTCGCCCGTCACCGCAAAGGTGGCAAGGAAGAAGTTGCCGGTGAAGGAACCAATGCCAAGAAGCTCGATGGTGTAGGATTCGAGGAGCGCCGAAGCGGTGCCAACGGCAAGAGCCAGGAACGTGGAATCCTCAAGGATGCCTTCGACTTCGGCATCAATCGAGCGCACGCCGACATCGGCCAAGTACTTGCGCCAACCGGCATCATCCTTCTCGGTGATGTCAATCGGTTCGTTGTTAATGGTAAAGCTATCGGCTCGCGCACCAGCAACAGCAGTAGCGCCGCGCTTGATGCGAACCTTACGACCAGCAATTGCAGCCATTTTTTAGTTCCTTTCGTTAGGTAACGGGTCCACGAATGTTGGAGAATGCCACCGTAGACCCGACGCTGTTGGTGGCCGTTACGCGGCACCGGATGTATTTTCCGGTGTCGGAACCTGTGAGAGTGTAGGTCAGATTGGTGGCGCTTGCGATGTTGGCCCAAGATGGATCATTGCCATCGGCCACATTGCCGCGCTGCCATTGGCGGGCAAACGTGATGGTTGCATCACCCGCCCATGTGCCGTTGGTCGTGGTCTGGACGTTGGTTCCAGAGAGCGTTCCGGTGATCGCCGGAAGTACGGTATTGTACGGGCCGATGGTGGCGGTCATGCTCTCGCCGCTCTCAAGGGTCGCGCTAAACGTCACAACGTCGGCTTGTTCTGCTCCGATCTGCAAACCCTGTAGATAGAAATCGCCGGTCAATGTGCCGAGGCCGGAGATCGTGACAACGCATTCCTTGAGGAGCGCCGTGGAGGCGGTCCCAACGCTGTCGGTGAGCAGGGTGGCGTTCTTCAAAACGCCCTCAATCTCGCACGACACAGAGCGCAAGCCCACATCGGCAAGCATGGTGCGCCAACCCGCATCATCCTTGTCGGTAATATCCAGCGGCTCATTGTTGATAGTCACGCTGTCGGTGCGTGCACCAACGACGTTTGAGCCATCGCGGCTGATACGTACAGAGCGGCCTGAAATAGCCATCAAAATCGACCTTTCGTTTCGCCTATTCTATCACGGAAACTAGGCAATCCACAATACGCGGTAAAGGATCAACGCCCGCTTGGTTTTCCCGTCCGGGTCACGGGAAAATACGCAGG